ATTCAGGGAACTTACCCTGAAAATAGAAGTGGGTTCGCCCTCGACCCAATGGGTTGGAAGTCTACAGAAGATAGTTCCTTTGTCTTTGTAGATGACGTAGGCAACATAGCACTTGAGGGTGTAAGAGATGAGAACCTACGCAGAATAACTGCTAATACAACTCAAGTTTGGATGTTCGGTAACGGACGAAACGACGGATTTGTACAGCAGAGCATACTTGGTGTACATTCAGAAATTCCTAATAATGTTCTGAATGATAATACTGTAATGAATCCTTACGGAATTTTCTTGACAGGTGAGAACACGACTCACTATCAAACAGGAACTACCTTTGGTGTAGGAAAAGATACACCAGACTTTGGTAATGCATATCACTTATTTGCAGGTGATGTATCGTACATCGAGATTGACTTTAGAGATCCCTTTATTGCCAATAACGAACATATCACTGCACAAGGTGGATATACCTTTGGTGGAAATGTATCCTCTTCGAAAACTGAGCACGACTTTACTCATACTGGATTGCCAATAGACGTGACGAACCTAGTGCCATTCCAGTTCCTCCCTGAGGAAATAGCACCCGTCATTCAGTTCAATATTTTTGCGACTGGTGACCAATTTCATGGAGGAAATAGTGCCCTAAATAACTCTAACTCGCAGATAATAACGAGTATAGATTACGACTGGAGCATGAATGTTGCAGACATCTCACGTCAAGTGATTGACACTGAGAAACATCAGTTCCCCCTGACAGAGATACCTCTCTCAACTCAGATCTTTGAACTTAATGCGAACACCATCACCGCAGACCCTGGTGGTAGCATTATTTCAGACATAACTGCCCCTGGACAGGGATCAGGTAGTAGAATGGATTTGGGTTTCAATGTAGCCACGACAGACGGCAGGACCGAAGTAACAATGAGTCCTGCCATTATACAGTATGGACGTGATCGAATTATCACTCAAGGTGATGATGTTCGATTACATGGTCTCATAGTAGAAGAACCTCTACAGTTTATATTAGCTGAGGAAGACGACACTCCGATTATTGCTGAGCAGTATCAGGGTGAAGGTGGTCTTACCACAGAAATTAGCGAAGACTTGCTTGCAGAAGGCACGTACAATCTTATGATACTTGACTCAGAAATGGGTGGAGAACCATTCTTCTTACAATCAGAAGATGGTGCTGATCTTGATCTCGAAATGTTTGAGGGATATGGAGATTCTATCATAGCAGGGTACGACAATCTGCACGACTTTGTGCTGACGGAAAGGTTCGATACAGTTCAAAACGATGATTGGATTTTGACTCAGAATGGTCATACAATCCTCGCTGATGAACCTATTCGTGCCTCAGAATCTGAGATTATTTTAGACAGTATTAGCAATCCTAGAACGATTGACGATATTGTATTTGACGACTTCATCAGGTTTGATACGCATGACGGAGTTTCGACTCTAGATTGAAAACCTAAATAACAAAGCAACTTTGATGCTTATACTTTTAAAACTTACAGGAGAATAAAATGCCTGCTATCGTAACGAATAAGTTCCGTATTCACAACTCGGAACAATTTCTGGAAGCATTCTCGGAAACTTCGGGAACTAACCAGTACATATTCATCGGTAAGGTGTCTCCTTGGGAAGAACACACAGCAGGTGGTGCTTGTGTCAATATCGACTCTGCCCCACCCTCCCCAACGGACACAGTAGAAAATACTGAATATGGCCATTGGGATGACATGATCCTCGCTAAGAGATGTATCTCTGGCGACGTCTCTCATGTTGTGAATCGTTATAACTGGACCACTGGAACAGTTTATGACCAGTTCGACTCACAGGATGCGACACTTTACAGCAAGCCATTCTTTGTTGTCACTGAGGACTTCAACGTCTATAAGTGTATGTACAACAATCATGGTGCATCTTCCACTGTTATGCCTTCCAGCATTAATACTTCTGCTGGTGTATCGGAGACAACTTCCGATGGCTACAAGTGGAAATACTTATACACAATTACTGCTGCTGATGCTCTGAAGTTTATCACAACTTCCTTCGTCCCAGTAAGACGTGTACGAACAGACGACTTCGCCCTTCTTGGTCCTGATCAGTCTGATGGAAAAGTTTATGTTCCTGACGACGGAACAAACCAGTGGGAGATTGAGAACAATGCTGTGGATGGAGCAATTGACATCATCCTCAGAAATGCTTCTGGTAATGGAGCAGGATATCTCTTCTCTGGTGCAGATGTTTCTTCATCGACCCTCGGAGGTGCAACTCCTGACGTGGTTCTTGACTTCACCAACCATGGTGGTGCCAATCCTACTCAGGATGCCTTTACAGGTTCATCCCTTTATGTTTCACAGTCATCCTCTGCCCCAGGTTTGTTGGCAAAGATTTCTGCTCATAATGGAACGACCTTCACATTAGAGGCAAATACCGGAAACCTTGGCTCACAAGCAGGTGATGCCAATTACACTTACGACCTTACTGCGGCAATGACTGCAGGAGATGATGTTGTTATCGGACCAACTGTTGTCATCAATGGTGACGGCACAGGTGGACTCGCTTATGCGACTGGTTCAAATACCGATGGTATTACCGACATCAATATCGCCGAGGTCGGACAGAATTATCATGTTGCCAATCTGACAATTACTCAGAATGCTTCTGCCACCATTACCACAGATGCTGACTTCCGACCTCTCGTAAGTCCCGTCGGTGGTCACGGATATAACATGGTTGAAGAACTCTTTGGCTATAACGTGATGTTGAACGTAAGACTCGAAGGTTCTGAGTCTAACACCTTTACAGTATCAAACGACTTTCGTAAGATTGGTCTCGTAAGAGATCCGATCCAGCATGCCGATGCTACTGCACTGTTTACTTCTACTCTTGCTGACCAGTGTGTCAAGATCAAGATTGGATCCCAGATTGGTGCTTCAGCAGACTATTACCTTCCTGACCAAGAAGTTATTGGCTCCTTGTCAGGTTGTAAGGCATTTGTCGTTGACTACAATAACACTGCTGATGCGAATACAGCAGGAACTCTTGGATCGGGTACTGATCCTCAAATCTACCCAATGCTCCGTGTTACTGAGATTACTCGTGGTGCTAATGGTACCACAGGTTGGGATGGTGTTGCTGGTTCTTTCCAAGTTGGCGAGAGAATTATGCGTATTACCACAGGTGACCCAAGTGGTGTTGCCACTGACCCAGTTACCGCAGCAAACGATGCAACCTCATCGACAGTGGTCTTTGACCCACCCGACATGAAGAAGTATCGTGGGGACATTCTTTATGTAGAAAATCGCTCGCCTGTTTCACGTGCTAGCGACCAGGTTGAGGATATCAAACTTATCGTTCAGTTCTAATCACTTGGGGCAGGTGACTGCCCCAGAATAAGAGTTACGGATGCCAGTACAAGATTCACTAAATTTTACCTCAGGTCCTTACTTCGACGATTTCTCAGAACTCAATAATTTTTACCGAGTTCTGTTCAGACCTTCGTACGCAGTTCAGGCCAGAGAACTTACACAATCGCAGACGATTTTACAGGATCAAATCACGAAGTTAGCCAATACCCATTACTCCGATGGCGACCTAGTCGCTGGTGGGGGTCTAGTAATAGATACGGGTTTGGCGTCTATAAAATTAGAAAATCAATTCGACTCCGTCGATATTGTAGCGAATGCGTTCCAAAATACAGTGATATCTGGTGCGTCTGACACCACTGGTACAGCCAGAGCATATGTCATAGGTGTTGTTCCTCGCGATGCCGAAGACATGAATACTCTTATAGTTAGATACTTTACTGACAAACAGTTTGGTGACGGGATTACGGTTTCTACAGACGATGACTCGGTACAGGCAACTACAACTTCTGCTACTGGTCCCTCTAAGATTCCAAATGCGTCAAATGTTGCTTCATTGGTATCAGTTCAGGAATCCACATATTATATGTCTGGGTTCCTGAACTATGTCCCGGAGCAATATCTGGTGCTTGAGAAATATTCCGATGCCCCTGATTACTCAGTCGGATTCTACATCGATGAAATTATCGTCGACGAAAATGATGCCAATACTTCACCTGCTTTTCCTGGAGTAGATATTGGCAGAACTCTCCTTGATCCTGCTAACGGGTCATACAACTTCAATGCTCCTGGTGCCACAAGGTACAGACAAAAACTTGTCCTATCAAAACGTGACTACCGAGGATCTGGATTCGTTGGAAATACTTTTGATAGAGATGCCAATACGAAATTTCTAGAGTTATTCAGAATCTCAAATGGAGTTATTGCTTCCTCATGGGTAAGTGAAGATCCAGTAAACATTTGGCACGACACTAAAGAACATGAGAGAAAATCAATTAAACGACAAACTCTTAGCCTTAGTCAAAACTTCGGGGTTAAGGGTACAACGAATGCGCAATCAGTTGCAGTCATATCCGGAAACGGAACATCTTTCGAGTCCGATTTCAAAGTCGGTGATATTGTATACTTGTCCAATCAAAGATACTACGGAAACGGAACAGTTTCAACAAACGGAACTGGTTTCGTCATAGGGACAAATACGCAGTTTCTTACAGATTTTGATATTGGTAAAAAGATTAACATATCGAACAAAGACTATGAGATAGTTGCAGTTGCTAATGATACAGAAATGTATGTTAATAAGCAAACTGAAAAATATCTCAGTGACCAACCTTACGTAGTCTCACCAGCAAAAGGTGCTAACGTCGTGGCAGTTGCCAACGATACACAGATGACACTCAACGCACTCGTTGGTGATGGTACTACTCAAAACATTGTAAACTCAAATACTTACTCACTGCATGTAGAACCAGGGATAGTACAGTTAGGGAATACTACTGTAAACTATCAAAGGACAGAGACTATTCCTATCCGTGCGCCAAGAGAGTTACAATACCTAGACAAAGTTTCAGTTGGATTGCCCCTGTCAAATTACTTTTTGACCTCAGGTACAGGTGCACCGAACTCAATAGATGCTGAGAATCTGGATCAGGTTCTCTACTTACATTCCTGCATACAACCAAATACTGCATCACAAACTCAGTTGAATAGTACGGTTGTTGCGACTGCACGTATGCGTGACTTTGTGCCTATCAATGTAGAAAATGTTGACCAAGGCAAAAATGAATACGCAGCAGTCCTTTGGAATATCAAGCCAACTACACTAGCAAATACAATCGGGTCCGTAGCAAACCTAACTTTTATCTCACTTAACGGACCTACTGCGGCACTCGATGATGCCTACAATGGCGTAACCATTGAATTTACAGATGGATCATTGAAAGGGCAGAGAACAAAAATTACAGATTATTTTCAGAATACTTCTTGTGTCGTAGAGGAAATGCCTAACGAACCTCTCCCAGGAGATGGCTATCGTTTTATTTTCCAGACAAAAGATGTAAAAGCAATTTGCGTCCATAATGGGCTATCGGTTCCCACACGATTACAGATTTCGGCTAATAATGGTGTGGATTCGAAAGGTGGTTCTGTCTTACTTTCTCAGAGTCAGGAATCACAATTTCTATATGAACTTCCGTTTGAAGTGAACTCTATACGTGATGAGAATGGAGTAATCAATACCAAGTACACTAGTAGAAAAGTACAAAATACTAATGTTACTGGAGGTGTAGGTCTTACACGTTCGCTCTCAGTCTCAGCACCAGCAGGGTTTACATTCCCGGAATTTGATAATGCTGATTTGGACGCAAAGACTGCGAGAGAGTTATTCGCTATATTTGTTACAGGTACATCGGATACACTAGCAACACCTGTCGGTAACTCTCTTAACTTCTCTTCTTCATATGATACGGTCTCACTGTCAGGTGGTGGTGCGGCAACAAAAGCAAAAGAAGTTACCTTTACAGTACAAGATGCTGGTTCAGCATCCAACGTAGATGTCTATTATGCCGCAGAGACAGAAACTCCTGTGGTACCAAAGCAGAAAACTTTGGTCGAGAGTGCATCTATGATTATCACAGATCCTAATAAAGTTTTAGGACTGATTGATAGTTTACAGACGATTGATGTTTTTAGAATCAGAGCAGTTATTGACAGTCAGGTTGACGCAAGTGGTACACCAAATGCGTTAAATCCTTCTGACCTTAGTGCCGCAGGAACAGGTTCGGCAATGTCAGGTGCGAATACAATTTACGCAACTGAGAATTACGAAATGTATACGGGCATGGAAGACAACTACTATGAGTGGGGTGGTGTCAAACTTATTGGCAAACCTCCAACGGGTCAGATCGGTATCGTATTTGATTACTTTGCTCATGTAGATTCAGGAGGTTCTTACTTCTGTATTGACTCATATCCCAACTCAATACCAAGGGATGAGTTGCCTGTGCATGTATCTGCCTCAGGTAGAAAATACAGACTGGCTAACTGTCTTGACTTTAGACCACAAAGAAATAACTTAGGTATCTCGAGTTCATCACAAAATACAGATCCAGTTGCATCAGAAACTATTGACGATACGGGTGCGATTTGGACCAATGAGTTCAAGAAGTTTCCAAGTGTTGAGTATGGCATTAGCACAAGTGTTGCCTACTTTACAGCACGTAATGATACTGTGATAATCGATAGTGAGAAGGAAGTCGAGAAACTTGTAGGAACTGACTCTGCCAAACCTTACGCACCAGTTCCAAGAAAATCACATTACGAACTATTAGATGTAACGACATTAGCATATTCAGGGCACGTCAGTGATATAAGAGTTTTACCAGCAGATGCCGAGGTAAACCCATTCTATGATTTGGCTGTAAACTTCGCCAATCAAAATATGAACGATGCCCACCCGAGTACAGTATTTACTGCCTTTGACAACTTTGAGGGGCACGGCAAATCCGACATAGAAAATATTGACTATGCGGCCAGTATCGATACATATGAGAATACGGTGCATCCAAAAATTATACTGAACTCTTACGACCTTGAGTACTCAAGTATCGCATCGAAGAACGTAGACTCTTATCCTTCAATCGTACTCGCAGAAGCAGTAAATGATAATACAGTTTTTACAAATCCATTTTATACCAATACGGTTCCGATCAATCCTTTTGGTCGGTCATCGTTCAGAGGTCAAATAAGTATCACACCTCAGTTCAACAACTGGTTCGATGATACGGTCAGACCTTCGACTATTATCAATACAATCGGTGAGAATGACGCATTTGAAAAGTCAATCGTACCTTACAAAGATGCAGTAATGAACATGCATCAGTTTCACTGGTACGGGGTTCACTCACTGAGACTGACACAGAGACCTAAGACAACTCGTCAATATTCACTGAATAGTGAAGACATAATGCAACCAGTTGCACCTGTTCAGTTTGATGAGCAAGTCGGTGGCGTAGTTCGCAGAGACTTGTCAACTGCCTTTTACATGCCAAAGCAAACTATTTACTTTTCTGCTGAGGGTATGAAGGCACACGCAAATCTCTATGCTTACTTTGACAACGAAAGAATCGACCTTGACTTCGTACGATTCGCAAAAGTAATTAAGTTTGATGATGAGAATATTGCGACTGCTCTATATGACTCTGGTGAAGAGGTGCGACAGGCAGTTGGACTTGAGACTGCTGTTGGTATTGTAGTTGCTATCGCAAAACCAAGTGCGAACCAAACTTCTCTCTATGTCATTCAAACTTCTGCTCAGGACTTTAGTACTGACTCAGTTGATACGGTTGACGGTCAAGAATCAGGTGCTAGAGGTCAGATCCTTACGATTGAATCAGCACCGACTGCACTTGCAGTAGATCAGTTTGGAATTGTTGCTGGTGCATATGACTTGCCAGCAGGTAGATTTACTGCGACTGATAAAGTTTTCCGTATTACAAATGCTGATGATAATGATCCGAATGCAGTTGAGACTACGTTTGCAGAGACAACCTTCTACGGCAAACCTTTCTTACCGAACAATGCAACTACACGAGAGACATTAAAACGTAGAGCAGATAATAGTGATCCGAATGTTTATTACACTGAGGTTGAACGACAAAAGAATACTGCTCAGTTCAAAAGGTGTTTTGCGCAAGAGATGTATGTTGATCCATCAGACTACCCACGTGGGTTGTTCTTGACGGGTGGATTTTGCTACGTAGCAAACAGTGATTCTTTTGCCAATACTGGTTTGCCTTTGAAAATCTCAATGAGACCTATGGTCGATGGTTTCCCATCCCCGAGTGAAACTCTCCCATTCTCAGAGGTTCTCATACAGGCAACTGAAATTACACAGGTAGTTACACCTGATACTGCCAATGATGATACACAGACTGCATTTACATTTGTCAATCCTGTTTATCTCAAACCAGGAAAAGCATATGCTCTGTGTTTTGACTCTGACAATCCTGAGTATCGATTGCATATGGCAAGGGTCGGTGAGACATTACTGAACGAAGAGCATAGAGTTCCAAGATTTAAATATTTCCTTGGACTTTGGAGAACGAACAACCATGGTAGGTGGGATAGAGATAACAATACAATACTAACAATAGACCTACACCGAGCAAAATTTTACAGCACTCCGAACTCTGCGGCATTCTTCAATGTCAAGGACTTCCCAACAGTTAATGCTGCGTATGACAGTTTCTATGTCAGAGCACCTTACATGACTTTTGGAAATGTTGCTGAACCACATTTTACATACAGGTCTACATCAGTTGCGACTGGAACAGATCTGGCATACTCAACTTTCGAAGCAAATGAAAACTATCAGTTTGGAATCTTTGGACGTGAGAATCAACAAAGAGTAATGGCAAATGATTCAAATACATTTGTCATCAACGTGAGTATGCAAACTTTTGATGATAGAATTTCTCCTGTACTTGACAAAGATCAGATGAAACTGATTACGGTTGAGAACATAATCAATGACGCAACTCTGACTGGCACAGATTTTATAGTTGAGAATCCAGGACTGGGTTATGATTACGATACAACTGCTTCTGGTAATACAAATGCTACCATTGCACTGACGGGTGGCCAAACCTATGCAAATGGTTTAGAGATTACAGTAGCAGAACTTATCGTTGGCCCAGGTGGACGTGTTCTCGGAGTTGATGTAACAAATCAGGGTACAGGATACACAGGAAACGTAAGTGCTACAGTTGTGCAGAAGTCAGGTGCGACACCTCCTTCTATTCCTGCAGTCATAAGAGTCAAGTCAGAACTTGATCCTTATCAGGGCAACTGTAAGTCGAGATACATTTCTAAGATTTTCGAGGTAGGTTCACTTATCCCACCTAAAGGTCTTAGAGTCATGGGTGAGGGTGTTCGACCAGGAGGCACAAATATACATGTGTACTTCAGGGCAGTATCTGGATTTAGTAAAGAGAAGATCTATGATGCAATGTATCACAAACTCGAAGGCACACAAAATAAATATGTATTTGGTGATGGTATAACAACCTTCGGTTGGCAGACAGCAAGTGACTTTATTATAAGAGACGCAGACCAAGTGGTGTATGATACATACTCTACTTTCCAGGTCAAGGTTGTCTTTACATCTGCTGACTCAACTACTGTCCCATACTTGAAATCGCTAAGATTTTTTGCTTTCTCATAAGGTAGATAAATGTCTGAAGATGCAAATAACGCAGTAACTAATGCTGATAACGCAATAGCAAATACACTCGATCCGATGATCGAGATTACCCAAGCAGATACACTTGACCAGTTTAGACAAGGTTTCAATGCTGTAGTAAATCTGATCAATCATTCTATCACTGATCAGAATACAATAAACCTTGACCATAGACTTGCAGGTGGTAATCTGTTTTTCGGTAATACTATTGTGATGCGTGGACCACAGGGTCAGTTTGCCGCAGGAGATATCACATGTAACAATATTGTACTGACGGGTGATATTACGGGTACAATCAACTACATTGCTGATGACGATAATTCTACTATGATAAAACTCGATGGCACAGATCCTTCCATCGATGACGAAACGATCAAATTTTATGCTGGTGGCATCGTGAATGAGATTGCTACCATGCAGAATGATAGAACAAGAATTTTTACAAACTTTACGGCAGAGGCAAATGCTAATGTCGAAGGTCAGTTTTATATAAATGGAGATGCTTTTGCATATGGTAATACTGAGTTTATTGGACCAATAAAAATACCACAAGGCACTACATCGAATACCGCAGGTCTCGAGGGGCAATTTCGATTAAATACTGAACTTAATATTCTTCAGTTCTATGACATAGATGACGGGTGGGTGAATGCCGCAGGCACACTTGCAGATTTAGAAGGAATAGATCTATCAGGAGCGAGCACAAATGACGTGCTTACTTGGAATGGATCTGCATGGATCGCACAAGTAGTTACGCCAGTCGGTACTTCAGGGATCGAAGACCTAGCAGATGTAAACCTTGGTACGCCAGCAGTTGGTGATAGACTTTATTGGAATGGGTCAGCATGGACAGCAAAGTCTATGTCGATTCTAGAGTTGACTGACATAAATGCAGATCTTCCTGCAACTGATGGTCAGGTTTTACATTACAATCAGGCGAATGACAAGTGGACACCAAATACGGTTGCCAATACTTCTCTCAAAACTATTGCATTGAATGAGCCAGCGAATACAGTTGTCGTAACTCGACAAAATAATTCAGAGGCAACAATGAATATTGCACCATTGTTTGATACGATTACAAGATTTGCTGATGTTCATACAGCAGGTCTGGTGCAAGACTCAATGCTCAAATGGAATGCAACGAACAATCGTTGGGAGGCAGGTCAAGATTCTGGTGCGGCCAATACATCAACTGCGCATGCTGTTGTAAATCCACAGACAAGTGCAAAGGCAAATACAGTTACCTTTACCAGAGAAGATGGTACATTCTTCGACTGTAATTTTACACCAATGTTTCAGACAGTTGATAAGTTGGGTGATGTCAATACGACAGTTTACCCTCCTGCTCACCACCAAGTGTTACGATGGGAATCGAGTATTGAACAATGGATTCCTGGTGATGTTGAGGCAACATTTGTTGACTTGTCTACAAACAAACTCAGAGAACTTTCTGACATTGATTTGCCTGCAGATCCGACTACACTTACAGACAACTATGTCCTGAAGTGGGACTCTGCTTCACAAAAGTGGGGTGCTGAAGAAGATGTCAATGATCCATCACTTTTTCAACTTGGCATATTCCAGGATGTAAATACAGCAAACGCATCAGCAACACCAATCAAGTCATTGTACTTGAGATGGGATGAGGTAAACTCAGAATGGTATGCAGGTCCTTGGGCAGCAAATGACATGCCTGAACTTGGTGACCTTGCAGATGTTGATTATCCTTATCCTTTGGTTGATAAACCTCAGCATGATCAGATATTAAGGTTCGATTCCAATGACAATAAATGGAAACCAGGCAATGATGT